AAATCGCCCTTGGCCGTGCCGTCGTGCGCCGTGATGATGATGCGCGGTGCGTCCATGCCTACCACCACATCTCGCGGTAGGTCACGGTCGCGTCACCGCTTGTCGCGTCACCCGTCATGGTCAGCGTGTGCTCGCCGGGGCTGAACGTGAGCCAGTCGGCCTGCGGCGGCAGCATGACCACGTTTCGTCCGCGCGTCACGATGCGATTCGCGCAGTCGTAGGTCATGGGCATGCTGGACGCCGCGTCGCTGGTTGACTCATAGAGCAGGTACGTGCCGTCTTCCAGCGCGAGCCGCCACTGCTCGCCCACCGCCGACGTGCCGACGTTCGCGGACACGGTGGGCATGGTCTGGTAGGTGCCGTCCACGTGGAAGGTCGCGCTGCCGTTGGCTGGCACCGTCACGGTGCGAAGCCGGCCGTACCTCACGGGGTCGCTGATGCGGAAGGTTGCGTCGAAGGACTCCGCGTTGACGCTGCGCACGCCGTTGCCCGTACTTTGGAATCGGGCCTTGTACCACAGCCCATCGTCCTCGCTGATTGCCAGCTGGCCCTCGCCCACGGTGTTCAGGATCGAGGCCACGCGCTGGCGCACCCTCTCCCTGCACGCTGGGTCGCGGCCCATGACGGTGAGCGTGAGGCCGAGGTCGAACGCCTCCAGACGCTGTCCCGTGGGCAGCTCGCCGTCCATCCCCGGCACGTCAACGGAGCCGAGGGCGCGGGCGAGCATCGGGCGCCGCAGGTCGCTGACGTGGCACTCCGAGGTGAGGTCGTGGCCGTCGAAGGTGACTATGGTCCTCACAGCCTCGCCCCCCTCTGCCTCGCCGTGCGACGCGCGATGGCGTCGGCTATGGCGTCGATGTCGGATTCCTTGCGCACGTAGAAGGTGTTGCCCGTCACCACGACGCTGGGCGCGGCCTCCATCTTGTTTGCGATGAGGCCCGCGATGCTGCTCATGGTGCGGTCGTTCAGCGGTAGCACGGCCTCCGGCCCCTTCTCGCCCACGCCGATGAGGCTCGCGCCGTCGAAGACGCCGCCCTTCGCGTACCAGCTGACGCTGATGTGTGGCACGCCCTGCGTCAGCCAGTCGAGCGGGTTGGGGCTTCCGCTCACGCTGAAGTGCGGAAGCGGTATGTGCGGCCACGAGATGTGGAAGTTGAACAGGCCCTTGATGGCGTTGACCATGTCGGAGACCTTGTTCTTGGCCGCCGTGATCTTGTCGCTGATGGCGTTCTTGATGTTCTCCCACGCCTGCTTCACGTCGCTTTTCAGCGTGTTGAAGCGGTCGACCACTGCGGTCCTCATGGAGTTGACCTTCTCGGTGGCCGAGGTCTTGATGTTCTCCCAGGAGGTGCGCGTGTTGGTCTTGACGTTCTCCCAAGCCGTGCTGACGGCGGTCTTCAGGGAGGTCACCTTCTCGGTGACGGAGGTCTTCACGTTCTCCCACGCCTGCTTGGTGTTGGTCTTGAGGTTCTCCCACGCGTTCTTCGTGTTGGTCTTCAGGCTCTCCCAAGCCTGCGTGACGCCCTCCTTGATCGCGTTCGCCGCGTTGGAGCACGTGGTCTTGAAGCTCTCCCACTCTCGGCTGATCGTCTCCGTGAGCACCGCGAAGTCGGCCTTTAGTCCCTCCCACGTCTCGGACAGCAATGTGGTGAAGTCGGACCAAATCTTCTTGCCCGTCTCGGTCTGGGTGAAGAAGCCGTAGAGGGCGCCGACCACGATCGAGATTCCGAGCGCGATGGCCCCGAGCGGGTTGGCAGCGACGGCTGCCCCGATGCCCGCGAGCACGCCCGGAAGCATCGTCAATCCCGTTCCGATTTTCCAGCCGGACAGGGCAGCGAGCGCCCCCGCCATGCCCCACACCGACGTGGTCACCAAGTCGCCGTTGTCCACGAGCCACTGCAGCGCGTTGTCGGTCAGGTCGATAATCCCGTCAGTGATGCCCCCAAGTATATCTGGGCCGCCGTCCTCCCAAAGGTCGGAGATTGCGTCGGCCAGCTTGTCGAACACCTTGGAGGCGTTCTCGACGATGGAAGTCTCGCTGATTTTCTCCTTGAAGGTGTCGATTGCGTCACCGACCGCGTACATGGCATCCCTGATGCCGTAGCTCACGTCGTTGATGGCGCCCGATATGTCCTCTCGGCCTATGCTGTCGAGGATGTCGGCCCATCCGGCACCGATGCGGTTGGTCACGTTCTCGACGGCGGTGCCGATGCCCGTGCTGTTGGCGATTGCCTGGTCACGGAAGGACGCCATAGCATCGCTTCCCTCGGTGTCGAGCCTCACGACGGCCTGCAGGAAGTCGTTCCAGCTAATCTCTCCGTTGTTCAGCGCCTCGCGCAGGTCCTCCACCGACATGGACTCGCCACCCAGCTCCCTCGCCACGGCGGCGAGCTGCGCGGGCATGACCGACTGCAGGCTCTGCCACTGGGCCACCGTCGCGCTGCCCTTGCCGAGCACGCGGTTCAGGACGCCCTGGGCCTGCGTTACCTCGCCTACGGACGCGCCCGAGGCCAGCATCATGTCGTTGAAGCCGAGCGCGGCCCTCGTCGCTAGGTCGAGGTCGCCAGTGGAGTCGGCGAACGCCTGCGTCATTGCCACGACGTCCTGCGTGGCCGTGGGCAGGCCGTCGAGGCGGTCCATGATGAGCTGCACGGACTCCCCAGCCTGCCCAGCCTCGAAGCCGAGCGCCTGCATGACCTTCGGGAAGTTCTGGATGGTGTCGATGCGCCTGATGCCCGTGGAGAGGCCACCCATGATCTTGGACCCCAGCGTGCTTCCGAGGTTACCGAGCATCGTGCCGACGGCGCTGCCCTTGAGTATGTCACCGAACGAGGTCTTGAACTCGCCGCCAGCCTCCTTGCCGAGGCCGTTCAGCTCGTTCTTCACGGCGCTCGTGAACTTGTTCATGGAGGGCATGACCGTGATGTAATAGGTTCCAATCTCAGCCATCTGTCTCACCTCCTTCCGCGCCCGCGTCGAACAGGCCGAGCTGCGACGCCACGCCGGACGCCATGCGCTGGGCTTCCTCGAACTTGGCCTCCATGCGCTCCGCCTCTCCGGGCAGCGGTATGGGGTCGGGCGTATTTACGTTGTTCTTCGCGTCCTTGGTGTGCGCCCACATCCACAGGCGCAGGTCGTGCTCCACCTGCCGCAGCAGCGCGGTCTGCATGTCGTTGGCCCCGAGCGGGTCGACGTGCCGCCACGCCCTGCCGTCGCGCGGGAGCTGCCAAGCGAGTGCGGCGGCCCTCATGACGCCCTCGGTCGTTTCCTCGCCGTCCACGCCGAGGTCCCAGAGCCACAGGCCGTATGTCTCCATGAAGTCGGCCATCAGCTCGTCGGGGCACTCGGCCACGCACTGGGCGAGGAACGCTAGTTTTTTGCGGCCTTGCCGTTGTCGGCCATGATGGCCTTCATCAGCTCGGCCATCGCCTCCATCGTGCCGCCCAGGGACTCGGCCACTTCCTCGTCCTTGCCGCAGAACAGGCGCTCCGCCGCCTTGAAGTTCTTCTGCGGCTCGTCGGCGGTCAGCTGCTTCTGCCAGCCGTAGTCGAAGATGCAGCGCTCGTCGTACTCGAAGGTCTGGCCGTCATATTCGATGGTGCGCATGTGGTTCCTCTCGATAGTCGAAAGGCCCCGCCACCGCGCTTGGGTGACGGGGCGCTCTCGGGTCTGTCTTGGTCTGTCTTGGGCGCTACTCGGTGCTCTCGATGTAGTCGGTGCAGCCGGAGCCGTTGGCGTCGGTGGTGTAGGTGATGGTCACGGTGCGGCCCGCCACGGTGGTGGCGTTGCCCGTGAACTCGCCGACCTCGGTCACCTTGCCCGAGGGGATGTACTTGACCCAGCGGCGCCCGTTCTTCAGCACGAGCAGCAGGGCGTACATGCGGGACTCGCCCGCCTGCGACCAGTTGTGCTGGACGGTGATGGTGCCGCTCGCGTCGGTCACGTTGGCGTGGCCGTACTGCGTGGCGAGCGGGTTCTTCGCCATCTCCATGAAGCCGATCTGCAGCGTCTCGGTGAAGCTGCCCTCGGTGGTGTCGACCACCTCGAGGTTGATGTCGCGGAGTTCGTCCGAGCCGTCGTTGGAGACGGACTCGGTGAAGCCGTCCTCGGGGACGTAGCCCTGGACCTCCCAGTCGGTGCCGGGCACCCACGTCTTGTAGTTCTGTGCGTTCGGCACGTCGGTTGTGCCGATGGGGGCGCTGAAGAAGTAGCCGCCCACGACTCCACGCGTGGTGGAGACGTTCGCCTTGTTGTTGGGCATGTGCCCTCCTTATTCGTCTGTGTTGATTACGAGAGAGACCGTGGCCACGTAGCGGGCCTGACCCGTCCTGCTCCACTCGTCGCGCGAGAGCGTCTCTAGCTGCGCCGCGCTGAGGTATGGGTGGTCCTGCGCCGCGTCCCACAGGGCGTTGACGCAGCTCATGGCGAGGTCGTAGGCGTGCTTGTCGCTGTCAGACCAGCACACGAGGTCGTAGCGGGGCTGCAGCAGGAACGGGTCCTCGTAGCCGCCGTTGCGGTACACGCCCACGTAGTCCGTGCTCGGCCTGTCGGCTGGCATCTCCGTGGATACCTTCACGCCGTCGAGCGCGTCGCGCAGGAGCTGCACGGTGAGTTCGTTGGGGTCCATTCCCTAGCGCCTCCTTTTGCGGCTGGCCCTGTAGGGACGGGGCTTGAGCTTGAAGCTGCCCATCTTGCCGCCGTAGAGCACGTTTGCTATCGGCAGACCCTTGAGGTGCATCTCCCTGAAGTAGTCGCGGTTCCAGCTGCCGTCCGCGTTGCGCGGCGACGGCGCGTTGACCCTCGTGTGCCAGCGCGTGAAGCCGTGGCGCGTGTCGACGGAGTATTCGCCTCCCGTGTATCCCCACGCGTTGTCGGCGATGATCTCGCCCTGAAGCTGGCAGTAGGAGCCAATCTCGGGGGACGCGTTGAGCACGTATCCGTAGCCGTACCTGTCAGGCACGAAGTAGCCCAGCCTAGCCATCGAAGCGCACCCCCTCGACCGCCCAGCTCATGTCGCCGGGCGTCGCGTCGCGCATGTAGCTCGTGGGGTTGCCCACCACGGAGAAGCGCATGGACGCAACGGAGGCATCGTCGGCTGGCACGGCCTGAATGAGCGCCCCGCGCAGGTCGGCCTGCAACGTCTTGGGGAGGTAGAAGGTCATGCGCACCTCGTCTCCCCAAGGGCGCCCGTCCTCCACATCGTCTGCGGTGTCGGGCTTGGAGCCTCCGGGCGCGTAGCAGCACTCGGTCACGATGTCAGGCTCGTCCGCGTGGTACGGCACCTGGTTGCCGTAGGCGTCCTCTGCGGCCAGCCTCTGCAGCCAGATTCGGCACTCGACGCGCGGCCACGGCATGCGGAAGTTGAGCATGTCAGACCTCCGCGTTCGAGCCGTAGGCGCCGTCGATGAGGGGGCGCACGCCGAGGATGTAGCTCTCGCCGATGCCGAGCAGCTTGCGCTCCTGCGCGGTGAGGTACATGTCTCCGTTGGGGTTCGCGTAGTGGACGGCCTGCGAGAACGGACCCATGCCGTAGTCCAGCTGGGACACGCCGTAGGCGTCCGCGTCGCTCGCCATCATGGAGCGCATGACCATGCTGCAGGAGACGATCTTCAGCAGCGCCAGCTGCGACGCGTCGGCCTCGTCAACGTCCACGAGGGCGGCGAGCATGGCGCTGGCATCGTCCAGGAGCGTCTCAGCCCGCGTCTGCTCGTCCTCGGTGAGTTCGCGCCAGCGGGCCTCTAGGTCTTGGACTGTCGCGTATGCCATGCCCGCCACCTCCTATTCGGTTGTCTTGGTCTTCTTGGGGGCACGCTTCTTGGGAGCGGCCTTGACGGGCTTGAAGCCCTGCGCGATGAGCCGCTGCGCCGTGCCCTCGGGCGCGTCAACGACGCAGCCCGTGTAGGGGTTCGTCAGCAGCATGGTTCTAGTTCGTCGCGTCGGTGAGCTTCACGAACGCGGCGAGGTCCTTGTAGATGAAGGAAAGCTCGCACTCGACGCGCACCGCGAAGCAGTTGCGCTGCCACAGGTTGACCTGCTCGGTGCCAGTGTTGATGGTCGCCTGGTCGCTGATGGCGAGGTTGATGCCGTCAACGATGCCGTAGCGGGCCTGCGTCCAGTCGCCAGCGAAGCCGACCTCGTTGGGGGTGCCAGCCTTGTAGACGTGGCTGGAGGCATGAACGTCGGCGCCAAGCAGGCGAGCAACGGCGCGGTCGTTGTTGATGGAGTTGATGAGCAGGGGACGGCCAGTGCCATCGGTGGCGGAGAGCAGGATGCCCTCGCCCTGCGGGGCAACGGCCCAGCCGTTGAGGCGGCCAGCGCCGCCAACCGTGGTGTAGGCGGTGACCAGCTTCTTGTAGGTATCGGCGCCGCCGATTGCGACGGAGGTAGCGCCGCTCAGAACGTCGAAGCCCGTGCCGGGCGCGGTGCCGTGGAAGACGGTTTCATCAAACTTCTTGCCGATGGAGGCGGGCAGGCGACGCACCAGCTCGTTGTAGAGGGCGCGGAAGTCGCGGCGGAACTCGTCGGAGAAGATTTCGATGACCGCGATCTTGTACGGGGTCATGGTCTTCATGCCGAAGGTGGACTCGGAGACGGGCTTCTCAGCCGTCTCGGCCACGAAGTCGGCCACGGGGTCGCCCGTGATGATGGGGATAGAGATGCCGGAGCCGGGCAGGGTGACGCGCTGGGCGAGCTGCATAACGACGGACTGCTCGATGGTGCTGGCCCAGATCTCGTTGGTCTGCTCGGGGGTGAGAGAAAGCCCCGCGGTATTGCGGTTGATGTCGATGGGGTTGGTAGCGAGAGCCATGTCGGCTCCTTTCTGCTAGTGGGTGAAGAACTTCTCGGCCATGTCCGCGAACTGGTCGGCGGTAGTGGCCTTTGCGCCGCCCTCGCGCTGGATGCGGGACTCTGGCGCCTTGGGCGCTGCGGGGACCTTCGTCTCGGAGGCGTATTCCTTGGCGAACGCCTCCATGTCGGCCCTGTCTGCGCAGTGGAGCAGCAGGCTCGCGGGCACCCCCGTCTTCTCGGAGACCTCGGCGGCGTCCGTGCGGCGCTGCGCGTCGGCCTCGTAGGCGGCCAGCTTTGACTCGGCGGCCTCGGCACGCTGGGTCAGCTTCTCCACCTCGGTCATGCCCTCCTGCTGCTGGGCGTCCCACCTGTCGGCCTTGTCCTTGTTGGCCTTGGCGCGTGCCTCCCACTTGCGGGACTGCTCCACGGCCTCCTTGTACTTGGCCTCCCAGTCGGTTTCGGAACCCTGCGGCTCCTGCGTCGGCTCCTGCGTGGTGACGTCGTTCTCGGCCATGTGTGGCCTCCTTTCGCCCGTGCGGGCTAGTCGGTTCGCCCCGTGCGGGGCTGTGTCGGGATATGAAAAAGGCCCCATGCGGGGCCGTTTCATCGGGTTTGCGGGCTATTTGAGGCCGTACATCTTGCGCATGACGTAGAGGGTGCCGTTGGTGTCCTCTCGGTACGCCTTGCCCTTGACGTACCTCTCGCGGGCTATGTGGTCGAGCATCTCCTGCGGCAGGTCGCCGTTGGCACGCAGCTCGTTGGCCCGCTGGTACATCTCGCGGTACATGGCCGAGTCGTATCCCTCGATGCGCACGTCTCGGTAGTCGCCCGTCCCCGGGCGCTCCACCATGTCGGCCACCACCACGCAGTCGCACGCCCCGTGGCTGTGCGACGCGGCTTCCTCGGTCATGTACCAGAAGCCGAGCCCGGCGGTCATGATGCACCACGCGCACGTCTCGGCGCCCACGGGCACCCTCGCGTAGCGCACCTGCCTGCCGTCAGCCTTGCCTGCGCGGTAGACCCCGCGCTTGGAGGCGCGGTTTATCTCGTATGACAGGCGGTTGCCCAGCTCGCGGCCCAGCCTCGCGCCATCGTCGGAGTAGTCGCGCATGATGGCGCTCACGGCCACGTCGGTGGCCGTCTCGTCGTAGCCGCTGGTGACGCGCTTGGTCATGTCCTTGCCCGTCTGCATGAGGGACAGCCCGCGGTAGAACTGCGTAGCCAGCTCCTGCGCCGCCTCGTTTCCCGTCCTGCAGATGGAGCGCATGAGCGAGCCGACCGCCCTCTTGTCGCTGAGGTCGGTGTTGGCGAGCGAGTCGGCCAGCAGCTCCTGGCTCACCGCGTCGAGGTCGCGCACGCTGCGGGCGAAGTTCTCTATGTAGGCCCACGGGATGGTAACGTCAGCCACTCTCGGCCTCCGTCTCCGTCACCCCCGCCATCGTGCGCGTCGGGTTCAGCAGCGAGGTGAGCAGCGCCTGCGCGTTGGCCTGCGCCATCTGCTCGTCGATCTCGCGGCGCGTGTCCTCGGGCATGCCCAGCATCTTCCAGAACGCCTCGGTCCCGGCGAAGCCGGGGACGGCCCCCGCTATCTTCACCGCCGCGTCGGCCATGCTGACCACGGACGGCATCGCGGGGTTGGTGAAGTTGGGCGTGAAGTCGCGCATCTCGTCGGGCAGCTCGGCCACGGGCACGTCCAGCTCGGCGGCCACCGCCATCTGTGCCAGCTCCCTCAGCGTCTCCCTGCTGTTGTCGTTGAGGTCCTGGCACTCGATGATGAGCGGCTCCGAGGCCGCGTAGATGGCCTCAGCCGACGCGGGGTTGTCGTGGATCACGCCGAGCTGGCTGATGGGCACGTTCGTCTCGCCAGAGAAGCGGGCGGCGAGGCTGCGCATGAAGTCGACGTACTGCTGCATCGACGCCTGCGCGAGCTGGCCGAACTTGGGAAGCTCGCCGTTGGAGTCGGCCCCCACGGCCATGATGTTGCCGATGTACGCCTCCCAGCGCGTCTTGCTGCCGAACGCGTTGCGGTCCGCGCCGATGAGGTACTTCTGCGGGGCCACCGCGAACTGGAAGCTGATGTCCCCGCCGAGTGCGCAGCGCACGGCGCTGTCGGTGATGCTCATGACGGCCCGCGTGATGCGGCTCTGGCCGAAGGGCTTTCGCTGCGTCGGACGGTAGGCGAACGCGGCCATGAGCGGGCGGCCCATGCTGTGCGGGTACGCCTCCCACGACCACTGGCCGCCGTCAGCCGTCCATGCGTGGACGTTGGCTTCCTCGTCGTAGAGCGTGAGCGCCATCCAGCCGCCAGCGGCCACGTCCACCGTCATGCCGTAGGCGACGTGGCCCTTGGCATCGTCCCAGCGGGCCGTGGCGTGCTCCGCGTCCCACATGTCGATGCGGGCGCCGCGCTCGGTCATGCCGACCGTGGCGAAGGAGCAGCCGTACACGCCCTCGGCCTCCACGGTCTGGCGGTACTTGGTGTGCAGCCGCGAGCGCCTGTTGATGCCGTCGAGCATCGCCTGCAGGCCCTCGTCTCCCGCCGTGAAGCCGTCGAAGCGGGAGCGGGTGGCGAGCGCCATCACGGCCTTGTTGGGCCAGCCCACGACCACCTCTAGGTTGAGCAGCTCGGGCGGGGTGCTGATGCCGAGGTCCTTCAGGCGGTTGCGCCCGTCGTAGTAGGCGCGGCGCTCCTGGTTGCCCACGAGGTGGGCATACCACACGTCGTACAGGTCCTCCATCTCCCAGCGCCACTTGGGCGGCATGTCCATCGGCATCGCCACCGTGGGCGGTGTCACAGCGTCTGGCAGCTCGTCCATGCCGCGCCACGTGTCGGGCTGCGGGTTGTCGTTGACCTTCCTGCCGCCCCGACCGTTGGGGTAGGTCGCGGGCGTCTGCTCGTCTGGCACTACCAGTCCCATACGACCGCCTTTCTCTCGGGGTCACGCTTTGTTGTCATTGCCGCCCAGTAGGCGAGGGCGCACGACTCGATGAGGGTGAAGTCGGCCCCGTCCACGGACAGGAAGCCCCAGCCGCCCGCCTGCCCGATGCGGCGCGTGCCGACCTTGGTGGCCGCGTTGTCAACCGCGGGCTGACCGAAGTGGGTCAGCGAGCGCTCGCGCACCGCGTTGGCGAACGTCGAGCAGGCCGTGGCCACGTCGGTGGCCCTCGGGCGGATGATGGCGCGGCTCTGCACGCCCTCGGCGAGCAGCCTGTCGTTCAGGGTCTGGGCGTTGCCCTGGCCGTCTATCACGATCTGCGCCGCGTCCCCCGCGACGCCCGAGAGCGTGTCAACGAACCAGTTGAGGCCGTGGCCCAGCGAGCGGCTGTCCACGACGTACACGAACGGCCTCTCGCCCTCCGACTTGTGGCACGCGGCGAGCGTAGCCAGCGAGCCGTCAGGGGCGAACTTGACCGCGTAGCACACGATGCCGTCTCGGGACGGGTTCTCTGTCTTGCATGCGTCCCAATCGGCCTGCCTGATGGGCTTTGCGGCCCCGATGGACTCGGGCCACCAGCCCAGATGCTCGCGTGCGAAGGTGTCTGGACTCATGGTGCGGGCGTCCTTCATCAGTGCGCCCTCCAAGAGCTGGTATCCCAGCGAGGGGTTGAACTCGTACCAGCGGGCCACGTCCTTCACGTCCCCCGCCTCGGGGGCGCCCCACTCGTGGATGCAGCCGCCGACGTATGGCTCCAAGTGCATGGACGCGCGGATGGAGGCGAACTTCTCGCCCTTCTGCGCGGATGTGGGGTCTGGCACCGTGCCCATGAAGATGGTCTGCGGAGAGCCTGTCGGCGCTGCGGAGTTGAGCGGCGATAGCGCCGCGTCCTGCGCGTCGGTGTAGCTCTGCGCCTCGTCCACAACCACGAGGTCGAACGTGCCGCCACGTCCTACGTCGCCGTTGGAGCCGCGAGTTCGGAACTCGATGTGCCCGCCCGTCGTGAGGTCGAGCACCATCTGGCCCGCGCTGACCGTGTACTTCTTGACGAGCACGTTCAGCTCGGGGAACTCCGCGTAGGGGTCGTTCTTCTTGGTGCCGAACTTCTTGCGCAGGCGGTCGAAAGCCTTTTGCGCCGTCTGGTACTCCTGCGCCGTGTGCAGAATCCACTCGCCGCGCCTCACCAGCCCCCACGTCTCTCGCGGGTCGCAGCAGCCCGTCTTGCCGTTCTGCCTCGGCACCGCGAGCACGCACATGCTGTTGAGCAGCTTGCCGCAATCGTCCAGCGCCAGCCAGTCGTTGAGCACGAGCTGCTGCCAAGGGTGCGGCGGCATGCCGTAGACGTTCGCCATCTCCGTGGCGAAGCGCCCCTCCGTGCGCGTGTAGCTCCCGCACCACGAGTACGTGGGGCTTTGTGCGCCAAGCATCAGAAGCCCGCCGCCTCGTCAACTTCCTCGTCGGCGAGCGAGAGGATGCGGGCGAGCGGGGTCTGCTCGGTGTCTGCCTGCGCCTCCAGCGCACGCACCCTGTCCATCGCCTCGAACATGCCCGTTGCCAGCGGCTTGATGTCGCGGCCAGAGTCGGTCATGTCGAGCACGCGGGCGTACTTGCGCACCACGGCGCGTGCGAGCGCCAGCTCGTCACCTGCTGCCCACGCTTCCTCGATGGATTCGGGGCATGAAGTCTCAAGCGCCTTGTTCTTCGGCATGTCCACCTCCTAGACGGCAAGCGGTAGGCGCATCTGGCCCACGTCGCGCTTCTTTGAGTTGCAGTCGGAGCAGAGCAGCTGCACGTTGTCCCACGTGTGGGTGCCGTTGTTTGCTAGGGCGACGATGTGATCCAATGTCGCTTGGTCCGGCGCATAGTCTTTGGTTCGGTATGTCTTGCGCCCGCATTGGCAGCATCTGCCGTGGTATTTCTTGTAGACGGCAGCGAGCGTCACGGTGCGGTCGTAAGTCGCGGGCGTGCGCTCAATGCGCATGCGGTGGCGATAGCCTTGGGCCGTGCCACGCTGCTGCTTGCGTGCGGCATCCTTACGGTTGCGCACTCGGTTCTTGCACTTGTCGCTGCAGTACGCCGCGCCCTCGTACTGCGAGTAGAACGGCTGGCCGCACTCCTTGCAGATGCGCGGCACCGAGAGACGCCACTCACGCGCCGCATCCATCTGTTGTTGCCGCTCAAACTTCTTGCGGGCCTTGGCCTCTGCCTGCCTGCGCAGGTCTTCCTCGTGGCGATGAGGGCAGGTGAACTGATGGCTGTAACTGCCCTTCACTCGGGTGAACACATGCCCGCACACCTTGCAGCGAAGCGTCAGCTTCTCGCCGTACTCCACCAACTCCAGCTTGCCGCCCTCGTCGGCCAGCTTGTCTATGACGCGCTGCTTGCACCGCTCTTTGAGGATGGCCGCGCCTTTGCCGTTGCCGCTATTGGGGACCGACGTAGGCTTGCCCTTATGGATGCCAAGAGAGCGCATCCATCGACCTATCGTCGTATGCCCAACGCCGTACTTCTCACCAAGTTCGTAGGTTGTCATGCCGAGGTCGCGGTACTCGTGGGCGATTTGCTCTATGTCCACGTCCTCTTTGTGCGTTCGCACATTTTTCGTCTCCGGGCAGCGTTTGACGATGACCTGATTGACCGCCGATGGATGGTAGCCAGTAAAGGCCACAATCTCCGTGTACGACATGCCGCACATCGTGCGCAGCATGCTTATGAGTGCCCAGCAGTATTTCTTGCCGCAGCCGCTTATGCGGATTACCTTGTGTTCCTTGGGGTGCCTGTTCGTCCTCGGCACACTGTGTTTTCGCAGCACTCGGTACACAGTCTCGTCAGAGCAGCCAATAATTTCAGCAACAGCCCTCGCCGTCTCGTGCTCTTCGTAGAGAGCGAGCACACGGCCCTCGTCAATGTCCAGCTTTCTCATGTATCGCACCTTCTCTCGCACCGAAAAGGCGAACGAAAAACGGCCACCCGGTGCGAAGAGGTGGCCGTTCTCGCTTGCGATATGTGTTGCGGTTAGCTAGACCGCGTATCGCCGTATTGAGGGTTTATTGCGGGTTGGCTCACAGGGAGTAGACCCTG